ACACATAAACCACAATACCATACAACATATTTACCAAAACACAGAAGGCAAGTACGTTTATAATCTTTTAAATGATGGGCGGCCACCGTGTTGGACACCAGTGGTACACAAGCCAGTTTCAGTAGCCGGGATAAATAGCGTGCGAGTAAGCTATGTTGATTGTGGTTATTTTACTAATAGAGCAACGCTAGAAGCAATAAATTTTGAGCAAGATTTTGTGAGCGCATTTAGGTTTAGAAGACCTGGTGCAAGCAGTGGTGTTGGCCTTACACAAAGCCGCAAACTTTATAAAAAGTTCATTCCTATGTACATACCGCAAAAATCATTATGTTACCACGGCGAGCATGAAAGCAAGATGCACCCACAGTTAAGAAAAATACAACCACTAATAAGCAAATGAATAAACTAGGCATTCTATCGGGAATATTTTGTGTATTACTATCACTGTTATATGATTGGCAAATAACCTTGATACTGATATTTTACTTTATAGCTACCAAAACCGATACGGTAATATTTGTTGAGCAAAAAGTAGAGGATTTATTGGGCAAAATTAAACAATAGGTATGATAGTCGAAATAGGCACAAGCGATTTTAGAACTAGAGCAGGCTTAGAAGATGGGCTATTTATAGAGCCAGTAAAATGCTATTATGATTTATTGCCTGCATGCAGAAAAGAAAACATAGCCATAAGCAATTACAGAGGAACGCTATGGGTTTATTATATGCAGCCGGAAGATATAGAACTTTTAGGCCTGCCTAAATGGGCCAGGGGTTGTAACTCTGTTAATAAACCACACCCAACAATTACTGGGCTTCTTATAAACAAGCTTGGCCAGGCAGGTTTGCAGTATATAAAAAAATCTGAGGTAAAGGTTGAGCGTATAAAAACAGTGCTGCAAAAACATAAAATAAAAAAAATTACCACGTTAAAAATAGATACCGAAGGCCACGACTGTATTATACTTAACGACTTTTTAGATACGGTAAACATTAAGCCCGAAAATATTGTGTTCGAAGCTAACCACCTTACCAGGCCAGGGGATATAGCTAAAGTAAAAAACAGACTAATGCGCTCCGGTTACAAAGTGCGCCAATACAAAAGTGATTACATAGCGGTGCTAAAATGATTACTGCTAACCTTGCCACAATAGAAGCGCGGAAATCTACCCTGCAAGGTGTAGTAGATAGCCTAAGACACCAAGTTGATACCGTGCGGGTATATGGTAATGACTACACACCCAAATTAAAAGGCGATAATGTTGAAGTATATACTGGTACAGACTATACCGATAACGCTAAATTTTTTTGGCTACCACAAAGCAAGGGCATTTACCTAAGCTGCGATGATGATTTATATTACCCACCCGACTATGTGGCTACAATAAAACGCGCGCTAAAAAAATACCCAGGCACATGGCTTACATTTCATGGCCGCAAGTTGCGCGGTCTTAACCTGCCTTATTATACTGGCCATATAACATACCAGTGTTTACGTAATGTTGATGGTGATTACCAAATAGATGTGCCGGGCACTGGTGTTAGCGCGTTCCACACAGACACTATAAAATTTGATGCAACTACCTGGCAAGATTATAGAATGAGCGATTTAATGGCGGCGCTAGAACTGGCAAAAAAAGGTGTGCGGATTATATGTTTGCAGCATAAAATTTTTTGGATAAAGAGCGCAGAAAGCCACCTGCGTGGCAGCATACACCGCAGGGAGCAAAAAAACACCAGGCAGAACGAGTTAGCTAATGTTGTTCACTCACTTGTTTCCAATAACAAATAGCAAACATCAGTAATAATTGTATGTCGGATTTTTCTACCGCCCAATTATTATCTAACTGTTCCTGCACTCTGTATATTACTTTTTCCATAATAAAATTTAGTACATAATTACAAACTAATATACAAAATTGTTAAATGGTGTAAAAAATTCGTACTTTAAATCCAAATAAAATTGCTTATGTCCTATAACGATTATCCAAAAGCAGCAACCACAAACGCTAAACGCGCACTAAAGTACCGCGAGGAAAGTGGCAACCCTAGAGGGTGTGGCACACCAGTTGGGTGGCAAAGGGCTAACCAGTTGGCAAACAGAGAAAGCCTTAGTGAGCGCACAGTTAAAAGAATGGCAAGTTTTAACCGCCACAGACAGAACAAAGATGTGCCGTATGATGAGGGTTGCGGTGGCCTTATGTGGGATGCTTGGGGTGGTACGGAAGGTGTGGACTGGGCGATACGTAAAAGCCAACAAATTGATGAAGAAAAAAAGGCGCTAGATGCGGAGTACATGCACCATAAAAGCCAGGCCGAAGAAAGTGAACAAAAAGCGTTAATGGATACGCTGCGTGATAAAGCAAAGGAACACAATGAAAGTGTAAATAATGCGGCAAGTAAAAGTACTAACGCAACAACGCTTAAAAAAGTTTATGACAGAGGTATAGGTGCTTACAGAGGTAACCCACAAAGCGTGCGCCCAAATGTAACAAGTGCGCAACAATGGGCGATGGGCAGGGTTAATTCTTTTTTATATGCGCTGCGGAATGGAAAGTTCAAAAGCGGCAAACATGATACCGATTTACTACCAAAAGGCCACCCAATGAGCAGTAAAAGTATGCCAACAAATTTACAGAAAAAAGAACCGGAATTAGCTTATTTTAGAACAAGGGAAGAGGCTGAAGAATATGCGCAGTACCTGGGCTGCCAGGGCACGCATGTACACACATTAGATGGGGAGCAATATTTTATGGCTTGTAGTAGCCACGACCGTAATATACAACTAGAAGAACAAAGGCAGGGTAAAACTATGCAACTACCATGGATAACAAAAGATACAACCGCCACCATTAAGGGCGTAGATGTTGACCGCAGAATAGTCGAAGGCTATTACAGTGTTTTTGACTTTAAGGACAGTGATGGTGATGTAATGCTAAAGGGTTGCTACGAAAAAACCATTAAAGAAAATGGGCCAAATGGTAGTAACAGAATTATGCACTTATATCAGCATGACCCATTACAAGTACTTGGCAAGCCAATGGCTTTAATGGAAGATGAAAAAGGTTTGTACTTCCGCACAATGATAGCTGATACAACACTTGGCACAGACGTACTAAAGTTATACCGTGATGGCATTTTAAAGGAACACAGTGTTGGCATAAACTTTGTGCAGCGTGATTATAATAGCCAAGATGATGCATACGAAGTAAAAGAGGTGCGCATGTGGGAAGGCAGCACAGTTACTTGGGGTGCAAACGAGTTAAGTATTGGTGGCATGGCTAAGGGTACAATACTTGACCGAGTGGAAAAATTTAAAGAACTTAGTAAAGCATTTTATAGTGGGGATTACACTGATGATACTTTCCTACTTATAGAAGCACAACTAAAACACCTAGAACAAAACTTAAAGAATTCACTTCAGCCTAACGAGCCGGCTCTAGCCACTCCGAGTAAAGTTGAAGCCGATGCGATAAAAGGTTTGTTCGATAAATTTAACAACCAACTAAAATTAGAAAAGGAGTTCACCAAATGGACTTAGAAAAAACCTTATCGGAAGGGCTAGAGTCGGTAAAAAGCCACATGGACGTGCTTAAAGGCGATTTAGAAACCCGCTACGATAAATTACAAGAGCAAGTAAAACTTGCGGGCGAAGCTGATGCAGCAACTAAAGCTGAAATCAAAAATATTGAAGAATTAATCAGCAGCCAAAAAGAACGACTAGAAGGCATCGAGCTTTCACAAAAAAGACTAAGCGGCGCGCAAAAGCCTGCAAACGTTAAAAATGTGTTGCAAGAAGCCCTAGAATCTAAATCCGTACAAGAGCAAATGGCTGCATTTAAAGCAGGTAGCATAAGCGGTTTTACAATGGACACCAAAGCGGTTATAACTGAAGCCAGTGCCTATACCGGCGATGTTGTTCCTGCTGACTATGTTGCAGGTATTAAGTACGATGCAGAGCGTAAAACGCATGTGCGACAGTTCCTACCAAATGGTACAACCAATAGCGATAAAATCCGTTACATTAAAGAAACCAACTTTACTGATAACACTGGTGTAGTTGCTGAGGGTGACGCATCGTTACAGAACGACTTTGATTTGGTAGCTACTGATGCAGTTGTTGAAAAAATTGCTGCACATTTCCGCGTATCGAAAGAAGCGCTTAATGATACTGCCGGTCTTGCAAGCCACATTAGCTTACGTGGTTTAGAAAAGTACATGAAGGAAGAAGATTCGTGGTTGCTATATGATAGCACTTATGGGCTTACTGTTACTTCTACCGACTACACGCTAGACCTATACACTGGTGATGCTGATGCAACCGAGCATGATGTATTGCTAGAAGCTATTAAGCAAGTTGAAAATCGTAACTACCGACCATCTGCAATTATGATGGGTATTGGTCGATTCTATGAAATGATACGTAGAAAAGATGCTGACGGTCGTTACATTTTCCCTAACGATGTTGTGTTTGGTACTCGTACACCAGTTGTGCGCGGCGTACCTATTATTGCAACCAATGCAATTAACGACACCGATGGAAGCGCGAATGACTTCTTAGTAGCTGACTTCCCGCAGCTTACTACCTTGTTTGACCGCGAGAGCGTACAAGTTCGTTTCTACGAGCAAGACCAAGATAACGTTATCAAAGACTTGGTAACTGTACAAATTAGTGGCCGTTTAGCTTTACCAACTTACCTACCCAATGCAGGTGCGTTCGGTAACTTTGCAACTGCCATCACTAATGCAGGTAACTCCTAAGTTGCCCTAAGGAAGTTTGGAACTTGGGCAGGTTCGATTCCTGCCCTTCCTTCTAACTAAATTTATTGCCATGCCTTACCGTTGCAGAAAAAATTTTAGACACGGAAAAACACCGTACAAAATAGACCAACCATTCAAAGCAGATAGCGTAACTATAAATAGCATGCTAAGCCGAGGCCTACTTTACGAAACAAAGGAAGATAAAAGGGCTTACAATGTTACAGATAAGGTGCATTTAGAAAAAGATGTAAACACCAAGACTATGTACTATGTAAAGCGCGGTAATCAGATTATAGATAGGTTAAGCCAGGCAAAAGCACAAAAACTTATGGAGGAGTTAAATGGCCTTTCTTAGAAGCAGCATAAGAACACCGGACTACGGCCTAAATGGCGTTGTAACGGTAAGTAGCGTTGCAACTGGTACAAATACTCCATCTGATGTACTTAGCACGGCAGACGCAAAATCCTGGATGAAGGTAGAAACAAGTGATGATGACAGTTTGATTGCAAGCTTGGTGACAGAAACAATAAATACAGTTGAGCAGCAGTATAGCTTTCAGCTTATAGAAAAAACCGTAACGGCTGAATATGAAACTTATGCAGCGCGCGTTGATTTACCTTTGTTCCCGGTACAGTCGGTGAGTTCTGTCAAAACCATAAATCACGAAGGCACTGAAACTACATTGACTGCCGGGAACGATTTTTATTTAACTGGTGATACACTGGTGTTTAATACTGTACATGGTTATGATGCGCCGTACCAAAGGTTGCGACTTAAAGTTGTATATACTGCGGGTTTTACTAGCATACCTAGTGGCATTACGGTTGGTTTAAAAAAAGCAGTGCTATCAGCTTACGAAGATAGACAAGATTTGGTAGAAGGTTCAGTAAGTGTATTGCCGAATAGTTCTAAAACATATTTTAAAAAATACACCAAATTTATATAATGAATGAAAACCAAAGACAGACAAGGCAACGTAGGTTTAATGAAACAGAGGGTACAGTTCCAATATTATTCCCTCACTTCCGATGGCATGGGTGGCAACACGCAGGAATGGAATAACCTTGTTAATGTTTGGGCAAAAGTAGCTGCATTCAGTGGCTACGAAAGTTATGAAGTTGGTGGTTTAAAAGGCAAAGTAAAATATAGAATCACAACACGATACCGTGATGATTTTATTAGCCAGGGTTACAGTAGAGCCACGTATGATTATTTGTTGCGTGCCATATATGATGGGCGAACGTTTAATATAGAGTATGCGCGCGACAAAGGTGAAAACCAGGGTTATACAGAGTTAATTGCAGTTGAGGAAGTTGATGCTTAGGGCTGATGTAAATAGCGCACAACTGCAAAGAGTTATAGGCCAGGTGCAAGGCATGAAAAAAGATGTACAAGCTAAAGCCGAGTTGGCACTTAACTACCATGCTTTAAATATAGAAAGCAACGCAAAAAAAGCAGTGCCAGTTGACACTGGTGTACTACAAAGTAGCATAAAAACTGAAAAACTTGGCAGCCTTGGGCGCGCCGTACACACCAATGTAGAATATGCACCGTATGTTGAGTTCGGTACAAGGGAAAAAGTAAACACCACAATAAGCGGTGTAGATTACTCAGAGGTAGCAATACAGTTTAAAAAATCAGATGGTGGGCCTGGCGGTGTTCCACCTAGGCCCTACCTTTTCCCTGCCTTTGAAAAAGAAAAAAAAGAGTTACTAAAATCATTAAGAAAGATTACCAATGGCAGATGATTTTGGCACATACGGCATAACCAAGATGCACAAGGAAACCGGGCGCATGTTGCGTGAGAATAATACTTACGTAAATAGGGCAGATTATGTATATAACTCACACCGAGATTACTATAAAAAAGTCCTGGATTTCCACGTTGAAATGTCTTTGGGTAATGTGCCTAATTTTAGCATTGTACATAAGTTTGGGAGAAATGCTAATGTAGGAAATACGTTTGCACCAATTACACAATCGGGATTTTATAGAATGCCAACTTCCAATACGGCACTAGAGATTGTTTCAAGTAGTGCAGATGATAATGCTTCGGGTATAGGTGCAAGAACGGTG